CGTAAACGAACACAATGCTGTCGTTGGCATCCACTTTATGATCAACACTAAAGACAAGGAAGGTTCTGGTATGATTCCAGTTCCTGACCTAGTCAGTGTTCTTACCTCGAGCAGTTTAAACTAGATCTCTTGGGGGCGTGGAACAGCAACTTTACTCCTCTCTTTAATACAACTGTAAGAGAGGAGTCATCCCTACAACAAGTTGCTGTTTCGAAAAAAGACCACTTCAACCCGCCCTCAAGTAAACTGCACGAAGTGGCATTTGCAGATCTCCCCGAAGGAGATTCTACTGTAAAAATAGCTGAGCAAACGTTGTTAATGCTCACAAAAACACGGTATAAATATACCGGAAACCCCTACCAGTGCTCACTCGACGAGTATTTGGTTCGCATATGTACTAAATTTGGGTTTAATCCCACTTCCATAAAACAAGAATGGAAAAGACAGTTCAAACTTCATGTCCCTGGTGGATTTATCCTCCAGAGAGCTTCTAAGGAGGCTACCAGAATGTATGTTTCCCATGATTTTCATGGAAACAAGCGTGATGATACCTCCATTGGCTTTTACCCAGTCAACAAGCAGACCCTTACTCGCCAGGAATGGCTTCGTCTGAAATTTGATGACTACTGGGACACGTTTAGACACTGTATGTATAATATCGATTTCCTACCTTTTGTTCATTTCCTAAAGGATGAATTTCGTGATGTGTCGAAGGACACCCGTTCTGTTACCGGCGTAAGCATCCTTTTGCTTTGTCAGTTCTATCACTTGATGGGTATCTGGAAACAAAACTTCACAAATGCTTCCTCAGAACAACCGGTCATCATCGGAAAGCCTTTAATCAGCGCCCAAACTTACACAAAGGTGCTGAAAGACTTTGACTGGAAACTTCCAGTTGTCGAGTCCGATATCAGTGGGCAAGATACCATGTACCACAACTTCTTTATTGAATTTCTTATTGAGTTGTTTGTGGACACTAATGGTGAATGTGAGTTGGTCGATGATATACGTAGATATTTTTATCATGCTATGTTCTCATCTAAGGCTATATTCAAAACATTCGTAACTTTAATCTTTGGCAATCCCTCTGGTCATCCCGATACTCTTGGGATGAACACTTATGCCGCGCTA